GTATTCAATATTACCAAAGTGCCTTATAGACAAGTGGCAACGTTCAGAGACAACAACATCACGCCAACAGACTATGCCCACTACTTATATAAGGTAGGGCAATTATATAATGAAGCGATAGTACTGGTCGAGATTAACGATATCGGTGAACAGGTCTCTACCTATATGATGGATGAGCTTGAATACGGTAACGTGCTCTGTACTCAATCAAATGGTCGAGCAGGCAAGACTGTCACCTTCAATATGTCAAAGGCAGACAAGGGAGTTCGTACAACGCTGACCCTAAAGAACTCAGGCTGTCTACTCATGAAGCTATTGCTTGAAGAGCGTCGTCTATCAATTGTCGATGCTGATACCGTAAACGAGTTGTTGACCTTTGTCAAAGACAAAAACTCATGGTCAGCCGATAAAGGTAAGAATGACGACTTAGTTATGGGAATTGTTCTGTTCTCCTGGCTGTCAGATCAGAAGTTCTTCTACGAGTGGACTTCGATCAATACGGTCCAGAACCTCAGTGAGGTATCGACGGCTCAGGTTCAGGCTAACCTATTGAACTTCGGCTACATCGCGGAAGACACGAACGACTATACCGATATCCGTGGCCAGAAGTTTAAGCCTATCCACAACATGAACATTCCGCGAGATAGGTTCGATAGTTGGGAAGACCGTGAGATGCCTGTTCTGCATATGCACAATTTCTAGCTCCTGATAAATATAACGATACCACAGGAGATTAGACCAAATGACAATGATTTTGAAGCCAGTAGCAAACGAGTCGTTCTGCAACACTACCCAGAGTACGTTCGGAAACAGTCCATTGATCCGTCTTTACAACTCAAACACTACAGCGGGTGTGGCTGGTGCCTTCCTTTTGACACGAGCAGTCAACTCTTCGGTTAACATCGCTTCAGTGACCCTCTTTCCTGGGCAGGAGATGTATTTCCGCAAGGAACCAACTGAACTACTCTCAAGTAACTCGGTCGCGAACAACATCTATGCGGTGCCTATTGCCTTCAACAGTGGCAGCTAACGAGGAAACCTCCGATTTAATAAATAAAAAGAAGAGCATATTTATAAAAAGGAGAGTAAGTTGACTTACCCAATTTCAGTAGGCGTTTATAATGTCGAAAAAGACTTCAGTGTTACCGTACCTAATCTTGGTTCAACAACTGGTGCTATCGCTGGCATTTTCGCTTGGGGTCCACTATTTCAGCCTTTCCCTGTCGGCTCTCAGACACTTTTGGCTACCTATTTCGGTAACCCTCAATCTTGGAACTATGAGACTTGGTACTCAGCTTTCAACTTCCTTGAATACGGCAACAACCTATACGTTGTTCGTACTGCGAACACAACAACAACAACTCCTAACTCAGCCCTAAACGCTGTCGTAGGCACAGGTTTCTCTGCGAACGATATCCTTTCTTCAGTTATCTTGAACAAGACAACTCAGGCTCATCAGGCTCAGACAGGTGGCTGGCCTTCAACTGTTAACTACGTTGCGAAGTGGCCTTCAGGCTTCATTGGCAATGCGTTGGCTGTCGGACAGTGCTCATCTGCTAACCAGTACCACTCAAACGTGGCACTATCAGGTACGATTACTTCTGGCCTATCTCAGGGTAACTCATACACTGGTTCATTGTCTTTGAATTCAGGTGCAAACACTGGTACGCTTTCATTCATCGCTGCGGGTGGTTCATCTGTTGCCGCTGGCAACACCTTCGCCAACACCTTGGTCAACTCATTCTCAGTAGGCGACTACTGGAAGGTGGCTACAGGCATTCGTGGCAACCCTTCACAGTATCTTCAGACAACTGCATTCTCTAATGCGGTTACAAACGCAACTGTAACAAGTATGACTGTTAACTTCAGTAAGCCTTACAACAGTGGCGGAAATCTTCAGATTTCAACTGTTGAGCGTCTATGGGAATACTACAGACAGGTTACCCCTCCTTCTTCTTGGACCTCACCTTATCAGGTTCATTCAACTAATCCAAACGTTCCTGACCTTGTTCAGGTTATCGTTGTGGACAATGCTGGTAACATCTCTGGTGTTCCAAACACTGTTCTTGAAATCTACGAGAACGTTTCTCGCTCTATCGACGCGTTGAACCCTGATGGTACAACAAACTACTACAGAAACGTAATCAATCAGCAGTCAAAGTGGATTTGGAACGTCAACGACCTAACTGGTGCTCTATCAGCGAACTCAGGTTCATTGGTTGCTGTTACAAACGGCTCAGTTCCGTTCGATCAGGTATTCAGTGGTGGTCAGGACGGCGACTCAGAGACTTCTGCTCCTATGGCAACCCTAATCAACGGTTGGGTGTTGTTCCAGGGCGTCGAGTCAATCACTATCGACCTTGTTATCGCTGGTAAGCCAGTTGGTCAATCTGCAACCGCAGGCCAGCTAGGCACAACCTACAGTAACTTCGGCATGGCTCAATGGTTGATTTCAAACATCGTTCAAACACGTCGTGACTGCATGTTGTGCTTCTCACCTGACTCTGCAACAGTTATCAACAACGCAGGCAACGAGTCAACAGACTTGATCAATTGGGCTTCATTGCTTCCTTCAACAACCTATGCGGCAATGGACTCAGGCTACAAGCTTCAGTACGACCGCTACAACAACGTTAACCGTTGGGTTCCTCTGAACGGCGACATTGCTGGCCTATGCGTATACACCGACAACGTGGCATACCCATGGGAGTCACCAGCGGGCTTCAACCGTGGTCAGATCAGCAACGTTATCCAGCTTGCTTACAACCCACAAGAGCCTGACCGTGACCTTATCTATCCTCAAGGCATCAACCCTGTTGTTACCTTCCCAGGACAGGGCACATTCTTGTACGGAGACAAGACGTTCACTATTGAGCCAACAGGCTTCAGTCGTATCAACGTTCGTCGTCTATTCTTGGTTGTTGAGAGAGCTATCAAGTTCGCTGCTCAGTACACTCTATTCGAGCTAAACGACGTATTCACTCAGAACCAGTTCAAGAACCTAGTAACACCTTACTTGAGCAACATTCAGGGTGCTGGTGGCATCATCAACTTCTTGGTGGTATGTGACGGAACAGTAAACACTCCAACGGTAATTGATGCGAATGAGTTCCTATGCTCTATCTACATCCAGCCTGCGAAGAGTATTAACTTCATCCAGATCACCTACGTGAACACGCCAACTGGTATCAGTTTCTCAACCATTGAGCCAACTCAATAAATAAGACAAAAAGGAGATAACGGCACATGGGTTTTGATCTAGCACAGTTCTTGGCAGAGGGTTTGATTTACGGTGGAGCACGTCCAAGTAAGTTCGACATTCAGGCAACTCTACCTGCCGCTCTAGCAGGGGCTATCGATCCTTCGTCAACTGCGAAGCTTCAGTTCACATGCAAGGCTGCATCCATTCCTGCTTTCGCCCTAGGCGTTGCAGAAATTCCTTACTTCGGTCGTAAGATCAAGTCATCTGGTGACCGTGTGTGGGACGACTGGCGTATTCAGGTTATGTTGGACGAGGACTATAACACTCGTGCGATGTTTGAGGCTTGGAATAACTCAATCAACGCTCTTGTCTCAAACGACATGTTGGCTTCAGAAGACAGTACGTCTCCTTCAAATACCCTAGCGGGCTTCACTGAAGAGAATTACAAGTCAAACTGGACGATTAGTCACTACGGCAAGGACACGTCAATTATCCGTCAGTATACGCTGATCGGTGCTTGGCCTCGTGTTATTGGTGAAATGACTCTCGATTGGGACAACACCAACCGCATTATGGAATTCCCTGTCACCGTGTCATTCGATACGATGGTTCCTGCACTTGAGGGTGCAAAGGGCAATGCCACAACGTATGCTTCAGCTACGTAATAAATAAGAATACAAACGTTCCGCCATAAAAACATATAAACAGGAACGCGAACTTAAAAGGGCTTCCCTCCCGTGGGCGAGCCCTTTTCTTTTACCAAGATATGATATACCAACCTGAGTCATCCTGAGGCATATCGGGGTCTCGTTTCCTATCATCCCTCTGCTCTTTGAACTCAAACTTGAATTCCTCGGAGCGAAGATAATCCTCGAACGGCTCACGGAAATACTTCACCCAAGTTGGGCGTCCCGTGCTTGACCACGAATAGATCGAAACTGTAGTTGAACGATTGCCCCCTCGGGCA